AGATAAAGCTCTTACTGTATAATCATCTGGGGTAACTGTTCTATATTGAGTATTAAAATTAGAAATAATATTTTGTCTTAACTCTTCAATACTATCTCCCCCTCTACCTCCAGAAGCAGCTCTTGGGTTATTAACTACTACTGAATTGAATGTTTGTTGGTATAATCCTCCAGGGTCGGTTGAACTAAAATTAACGAATGTTTTATTAATTTGAGTAATATTTGTTAGTGTATTAGCATTAACATTAGCACTTACACCACCTCCAGTTAAATATCTTACAGTTAAATTTCCAGTAGGGGCAATACCATAAGTAGGAGTAAATATAAAATTAGTAGGTGAATAAGCAGTTGTTAATTTATTTTTTTCAAACGGTAAACCTAAACCTACATTATCAGCATTTGGTGTAATTTCTTCTTCTACATCTTGAGTAGTACCAGCGCCAAATTGAATTTCTAAAGATCCACTATTAATAAAACGAGTTGTAAATCTACGTTGGGTTTGCTTTAATTGAAGTAAATAAGGTGCTTCTCCTTCATTTACATAATTATTTGGATCATTTGGGTTAGTATTACGGATTGAATCGTAAACCATTTCTTCAGCTAAATAAGGTACTTCATACCAAGTATTATTATCAGCATCTTTTATATCTAAAATACCAATAATATTACTATTATTAATAGTAGTTGTAAAAAATTCTTGAGGGGTTGAACCTACTGAAATAGTTGTTGTATTAATTGTAGAGGAAATAGCTTTTCTAGTTTTTTTTAGAAGATAACTTGTAGGGTTGTTATTACTATCTACTGTGTAAACTGTTGCTTCTGTTGGATTTTGAGAGCTAGAAACTGTAAAATCAATTGGGTCCTCTGTTAAGAAATTAACAGTAGCATTAGATAAAGAATTTACTTGAACATTAGAATCTATAAGTAAAGAATATCTATAATCAGGTTGATATATATTAGGGGCTAAAGTTGAAGCAGGGACAGTTTGGTAAAAATCTAAATCTACAGTCGCAACACCTGTAACTTGGGGTTTGTAACCCATTACATAAGCTAAATCAAATAAATTTTCAAATTTACGAGCATATTGGGTAAACGTTTCTTGAAATTGGTTATCCTGATAGAAGGTTAAAACATCACCTATATAAGATGCCATTTCCATAAACATCATACCAGGTGAAGCCTCACTAAAATCTGTATACGTAGTAGGGAAATATGTTTTAGAATAATTAATTAATGCTGATCTTAGATCTGCAAAATCTTTATTTACATATTTTATGTCTCTTGCTTGTGCCATTATCCAAAGTTAATTTCAATTTCATCAGTTATCCCTTGTTGAGGTAATGAATATGTTATACTTACTGTAATAGTATTAGTACTATCATTACTTAATATAGTTATATTATCTAATTTTACTGAAGGAAAATATGATGTAAGTTTAGTAGTAATATGATCTTCTATACCATCAAATGTACCATTAGCTATTTGTTCGAATAAAAAACTTCTTAAACCTCCACCAAAAAGGGGATTATCAGGTCTTTCACCAGGTTCAGTTAAGAAATAATTAATTATATTATTTTTTAAAGCATCTTGACTAGTATAATTACTTACAAAACATTGAGGGTTTGAAAAAGGTAGATTAACCCCTACCCCAACATTTGGTTGGAAGTCAGTAGCTGGTATTATTCTAGGTCTAAATGCCATTATCCTTTATTCATTAATCCCATAATTTGGTCTAAACCAACATTACCAGCAGGTAATTGGCTACCTTCACCAGATGTATTCATGCCCGGAGCAACTTGTAGATTACCTCCCATATTACGAGCATCAGTTGAATTAAAACTTAGTGTATCTTGTCCTGGTTTCATGCCATCTAAAACACCCATCATATTTTCTCTTAATTTAGCTTTATCAGCTTCAGGGAGAGCTTGTGTAGTATTTTGTTGTGGTGTAGTTCCAGTTACTACAGTTTTTGGTGAACGAACAGCTTCTAAGAGGATATCTTTTAACTCCTCTTGGATAGCAGCTTTTACTTCTTCTCTAATTACTTTTCTTAATTCGTTTAATTTCATGGTTATAAATATTGGTTTAATACGCTTTTAAATCGTCTCTGTCAATAATAAATTTAAGTTCGTCAATTAATACTTGGGGGTCTGAAGCAAATGAATACTCAGTGGTTATTAAAGTGATATCTGATTTATTTTTTCCTACTGCTCTATTTTGATCTACAGTGTCCGTAAAAGGTCTAGTTTCAATTTCTAATATAAAACCTTTATAAGTAGATCCATTTTCCGATGATTCTGCTAATAATTCATTTTCATATATATTATTAATAGAATCTGAGATTGGAGTTAAGGGGGCTTCAGAGTCACAAAATGTTATTAAGATATCTAATCTATCTAATAAATCAACACATCTTACAATTGTAGATTGAACTGTAGCAAATGCTGGGGATACTTGGTTTAAAACTGATTGGAGAGGTGGAATATTAGGAGTACCATCTGCTTTAAATACAATGATATCAGTTATGGTATTTAAATCATTTACAACAGCAGGTACTACTCCCGGTACTAGAGGGATAGCTTTAGAAGCTTGATTTAAACCAAAACTAGCTTGTTTTAAAATTTTAACTAATGAATTTAATATATCAGCAAAACTAGCGCCAAAATTTACTCCTGCAGTAAATGAATCTAATACTTTACCTGTGTTGTTTAAATATTCTACAGCATTATTTCTTTGTTCTATAATTTGAGGTATTTGAGTAGTACAAAATTTATCTTTAAGTTCTTCTTTTCTTTTATTTATTTCTTCTTGATTTTCTTCAAGAGCGGATTCTAATTCATCTATAGCATACTCTCTAATAAGATTTGTTACTAAGGGTAAAACAAATCGAGATAATTTTATAGCTTGTTTTAAAATTAATTCTCCTAATCTTTGTAACCCACTAGATTTTTGGTCTTCAGCTACTGAATTTTGGAGTGATGCGACATCAATATTGGTTAATCTAGCTTGTAATTCTCTCTCGTTTTTTAGATTATTTGTTTGGATTCTTTCGTCTACTAATTTTTGAGGGTCTTTTGATGGAGGAGGTGGTTGTAAATCTATATATAAAGAAAATATTGTATTTTCTCCGACAACACCATCAACAGTTAGTCTAGATGCTCGTTGGTAAGCTTCAACAGCTGCTTTAGTTTCATTTCTAAAAATACCATCAATCCCAAATACAGGTAATTCAAATCCTAAAGCAATTAAAGCTTCTTGTAATTCTACTACTAAACCATTAGGTTTAGCCTCACTACCATCTCCTCTACGAAGAACTTCAGTAGAATTTAAAAGATTTTTTACCCTAGGATATAAATCTCTTTTTTGTTCTGTTGTAAGAGTAAGTTTAGTAGCCATTATACTGTTTTAGTTGTATTAGATAAAACATTAGATAATTCTGCTTTATATGAACCTATTTTACTATTAATAGCTTCAGCTACTAAATTTGTAGGACTAAATGTAGAACCTACTGGTGGGGTTATTTGTCTAGATAAAGTACCAGTTAAACTTTCTAAGTCGTTTAATATTTTATTTAATAAATTTACTAAATCATCTCCTAAAACTATAGGTTGTGCTGTTTCTCTACCTCCTAAATATAATTCAGGTGTTTGAATTACCATTTCAGTTCTAGCATCAATATTAACTGATTCTTGGGAATTTAAATTAATACTTTTTTGTGATGAAAATAAAATATGATCCTGAGTAGAGTTAAATAATAATCTACCTGAGTTGAGGATTATTTGTTCCCCTGAGTAAACATTAGGGTAGGTTGGAGCTGTTGTATAAGATAAATAGCTGTTCTGTGAAGATACTTCAATTGGTATTTTTTGAGTTGAAGTAAAATAAGCAGATGAGCCATCTAAATTAATATTCTCTGTAATAAAATCGAAACTAGGGGATTGTGTATGTTTTCTATTAGTTAAAATAGTAATAGGGTCACCAGTTTTACCAACAGTAGACCAGTTATTAGATATCCTAGCGTTTTTAGTAGGGACGGTATTACCAAATCTTAAAGAATTTCCAAATCTGCCATCTAAAATATAATCTCCTTCGTAAGGATAAGTTGGATTTGGGATATTATCTTCATTAAAATAGGTACCGGGTTTAAATGGAGTTGCTTCTACAGGAGAAGGTTTATTAGGATTACCAACAACTTCTACTTCTTGATAACTTTTTTCTTGTGTGTTAGGTTTAGTTTGTTCTGTTGGGTAAGGTAATGGATTTGATTGATTACTGTTCCATAAATTTAATGGGGAAACATAGTAAAAAGTTAAATCATCAAAATCACGAACAAATTCTACATTAGCTAAAGGTAAAATTAAAACTATCTCATTTACTAAAGGATAATTTTTTATATTAGGAAAAAAGGGTAAAACACCATTTACCGAATCTTTTCCTTGTAGTTGTAAAGATTGAAGAAGTTGGACTGTAGCAGTACCATTAGTACTAGTACCACTTTCATCTATATTTAATATTCTCCCAGATAGAATTTTTCCATTAAGGTTTCTTAATGCATCTTCAAAACCCTGTCCAGATCTATTACCATTATACTGACTCGATTGGCGAGCCTGTCCTGATTTTAATAAGGGTCCGGCCATTATTATTTATTTTGGAGTTTTTCCATTTCCTCAAGTAGTTGAGCTTTTTCTTCATCGCTAATACCTAAACTACCATCCTCACTTGAAGAATTTAAAGCACGTTGAACTAACGTAGCCATTTTAATTAGTGCGTCATCATTTTTAACACCAATTTCCATGTATTCTTTAATAAGAGGTACGATAAGGGTAGCATCACCAATGTCAGAAACCATTGGTTTTAATTCGGAAATAAGCGCGGTTACTTGTGCTTCGCGGCGTTTTTGGTTAGTATAGATTTCCTCAAGTAAATCCGAGAATTTCTTTTTACCAAATATAATTTTTTCGAATTGTTGACTCATATTTATTCATTTTAATCGGTTATAAATATAAGTTATTCAAATTCTACATACCCATTCTCAAGATAAAAAATATAATTGTCTTTAAATACTGAGTATAACTGGTTAGCTATCTTGGTAATTTTAGGAGTTTTAACATCTACCATCTCTCTAATGTAGATGTATAATGCTTTTTTATTAAATATATCTATATTTTCTCTTTTACGAAATAATTCTAAAATAGCATCTGCTATTTCAGCATCTTTTTTCTTAGGAAATAATTCAAATATATTTTCTGTACAGTATTTTACAAATTCATCAATATATTTAGATAAAGGATCATTTGAAGGATGATCACCCATACTATAAGTGTGAGTATCATCTTTAAATAATTCATCTACTGGTGCTTTTGTAATACGTTTTTTATAGTTTTTTTGGTTTTGGAGAATCAAATAACGTTTTGCTATTGTTCCAAAATAAGAATATGCTTTAGCCCCTCTAGAAGGATCAAATAAATGTATTTTTGAAAGTAAAAAACAGATTACTTCATGTTGTAGATGTTCAATATCATCTACTTCTGTATAGTAAAATTTAAAAGTGTGAATTATATTTTCTGTTAGTTTAAAAAACGGATAGTGAATTTCACGTTCATATATTTTACTTTTTATGTTAGTATCAGAAGTGCTATTGTATAATACAATAGCATCTTCAGTTTCTTGAGTAAAGTAGTTTTTACTCTTGGGATTCCTTTTTCTTGGCATAGTGGGTTATCAAAGCTTCTTAAGCTGGAAGTCGTTTAAGATATCTTGTAACCCTTTTATTTGTTGAAAGAAAAAACCTACCTCATCATCAGATTCGAATGTACCAC